TCTTGTTATAGAACTCGGCCAGAGAAAAGATATAAATGAAGATGAATTTAAATCAGTAAAAGACCTACTAGATACAATATTACATGAGAGCGTAGACCTACAATGGCTACTAGACACTACAGAAAAGTTTTGCAAAGACAGAGCAATACACAATGCTGTATTAACAGGCATTAAGATATTAGATAAGAAAGATCTTAAACTTACACCAGAAGCAATACCTGGTATTCTTGCTGATGCTCTGGCCGTTTCTTTTGATAATCATATTGGTCACGATTATATAGAAGATGCCGAAAGACGATTTGACTTTTATCATACTAAAGAAAAGAAATATCAATTTGATTTATCTTATATGAATCGTATTACAAAAGGCGGTGTACCACCTAAGACTTTAAATATCGCATTGGCCGGCACAGGTGTTGGTAAATCTTTGTTTATGTGTCACTGTGCTTCTAGTTTTCTAACACAAGGTTTAAATGTATTGTATATTACTTTAGAAATGGCAGAAGAAAGAATCGCAGAACGTATTGACGCTAATCTATTAGATGTAACTATGGACGATTTACATAGTATGCCTAGGCAATTGTATGATGACAAGATTGAAAAAATTAGAAACAAGACTGCTGGTAAATTAATTATAAAAGAATATCCTACGGCATCAGCACACGCTGGCCATTTCAGAGCATTACTCAATGAACTTGCTTTAAAGAAATCGTTTAGACCAAATGTGATCTTTATTGACTACCTAAATATTTGTTCAAGCAGTAGATTTAAAGGTGGTAATATTTCTTCGTACTTCTTCATTAAGGCAATAGCCGAAGAACTACGAGGTCTTGCAGTTGAGTTTAACTTACCAATCTTTAGTGCAACACAAACAACAAGAACAGGTTTCGTAAGTACAGATATTGGATTAGAAGATACTTCAGAATCTTTTGGTTTACCAGCAACTGCCGACTTTATGTTTGCTTTAATATCTAATGAAGAACTTGAAGCACTAGGTCAAATGAAGATTAAACAATTAAAGAATCGTTATAATGATCCATCTATCAATCGTGCCTTTATTGTAGGTGTAGATAGAGCTAAGATGAGATTATATGATGTATCTAACAATGCTCAGAACATAGTAGATAGTAACCAAAAAGAAATACCAGTAAAAACAAGTTACGATAAGTTTTCGGATTTTAAAATATGAGTAAACAAAAAGTAAGATTTCACAGAAACGATAGGCGACCTGGCCATCTAGGTGAACAATTGTCATATGAAAAGAAGATGATTAAGAACAAAGGTGACATCTATTGGCAGGCAATTGAACAACCAACAGGTACAATCATAAGACAATCATTCTTTGAAGAAGATATATCTAAACTGGTAGACTTTCAAAATGCTAATAGACAATGGCAATCTAATGGCGGTATACCTAAATTTCTTTGCGATAATATTAAGTAGTCGTTTATAAATATATGAATGGCATATTTATTAAGTGTAACAAAAGCAATCAATCACGCACCAACCGACCTTAAAAAAGAACTTAAAGACGTATTTTCTGGTATTAAAGAAGATAGTATATTTGCTGATAATAGTTGGAAAAAAACAACTTTAAGTACTTGGAAAATAAAAACAAGTGCAGAAAATGTAACTAAAATTGGCAACAAAGTCCCAAGTGCCACGATGACACCAGGCAAATTTTTAAAAGCAACTATTAGTGGATATAAAATTGATTTTTTAATATCTGGCAAAAAATCTGGAAGTAAAGGCGGAGGAGATGCTGCCTCAACTCGTATGCAAGAATTAGGTTCTGCTTGGATTATGAGAAGAGCAATTGTTGACAACAAAAAATATCCTACTGCTGATTCTATTAGACAAGACACAAGATATGCAGAACTTGTGGCAATTTATCCTGATGTTGACGAAAATGATGAATGGCTACAAACATTTTACGGGCAACAAAAAAAAATGTTAGAAGAATTTGGACAACAATCATTTAAAGAATTTAACCGTGAGGGTGGCTTTATGAAATTTATTAGTGATCTTTGTAGAGATAAATTTGGCATAGCTAAAAAAGATACTTGGAATCCTGCTGATATATGGTGTATAAAAAACGAAGATAAAAATTTAACTATAATTAAAAATGCAATAAATGGTACAAAAAAATCTCAAACTATTTTAGAACTCAATCAAGTATTAATCAGAATGTTTAATGATAGAGAGATCGTAGGTATATCACTTAAAAAATTAAGTGATAAAATTGCAAAATATGAAGAATTTAACGTTGGTAAATCAGTCTTACCTAAAGATTTTGATTTTAATATTTTCTATGAAGGAAGTAAAATTGATTTATCTTTTGCAAATAAAACATTTGGAACACAAGACACAACTATAAAATTAAAAGAAGCTGGAGTATTATATAAAATTCAAATTAAAGGAAATGATACCTCTACTATTTGTAATTTAAAATATGAATCAACCGCTGAAGCTTCATCAGCAGCACGTGTAGGTAAAGCGGCTGTAGATCAAGTAGCAGCATTATTAATACAATATGGTTTAAAGTTTGTTAATAACAATAAACTATATCCACAAAATGCAAAAGAATTTCAATTAAAAAAATCAACATATATAAAAATGTATAATGCGGTAAATGGTAGTAAATTTAAGATAGTTAAGCCACCAGATCAGAAGTTTGAAGATAACATTATAAAAGGTTATACATATACACCATCAATTGCAGTATCAAAATTAATGCAATTACATTTTCTTTCAGAACTTATGTCATTACCTGATAAAAAAAGAAATTACTTTATGACAGATATGATATTTTTATCTGCTAAAATAGGTGAAAACTTTGGTCCTTTTGGCAAATTATACTAGAAGCTTGACATACGTATCAAAGTATGATATAGTATAAATAGTAATAATTGATATAGTCTATGGTTAGTTTGATTTTGTTTATGGGAAATATGAGAGGAAAATGTTTAGTTTTAAGGGATTTATTACAAAGGGTACGAACACCCATTTAGAACACTTAGAAGATTCTATTATAGATAGAGGTTCAAAAGGCGGTAGAGATGCCGTTAATTTTCTAAAGTCAATCAAAAAAATGCTGACAGGCCATATAGGTGGCCGACTTAACGTAACTGTTAAATGGGACGGTGCGCCTGCAGTTATCTGTGGTATTAATCCTGAAAATGGAAAATTCTTTGTTGGTACAAAGTCAGTATTCAACGTAACACCTAAAGTAAATTATTCTACTGGTGATATAATGAAAAATCACGATGGTGTATTAGCACAAAAATTAATTGTATGTTTAAGAGAGTTATCTAAATTAGGTATTACAGGCATACTACAAGGCGATTTACTCTTTACGAAAGGTGATGTTAAAACAACTACAATAGACGAACAAGATTATTATGTGTTTACACCCAACACAATTACATATGCTGTGGCTAAAGATAGTCAAATAGGTAGAAGAATTGCCAGTGCAAGAATGGGTATTGTATTTCATACAGTATATTCAGGAAGTAAAATGAGTAATCTAAAGGCCAGCTTTGGTTCAATAAGAGGATTTCCTAAACTTTCATCAGTGTTTGTAACAGACGCCACTTATAAAGATGCTTCTGGTTCAGCAACATTTAATACTAATGAAATGACACAGTTTGATAGTATCATAGCGATGGCTGAAGGTTCTTTATCAAAAGCAGAACCATTATTAAATCAATTTAATTCAACAGATCCATTATCAGTAGGATATAAACTTAAATCTTTCTTTAATTACTTTATAAAAAATACACAAGGCGATATTGCCAAAGTAAGAGAATTGATTGATATGTTTAGAACATACTACGTAAATATGGTACAACAAGAAGTTGACGCCGTTTCAAAAGAAGAAACAAAAAACAAATATAGAACAATAAGAGATAACGGTTTAGATTTTATTGATAGAAATAAACAAGCATTATATTTTACAATTGCAAGTTGGATTTCATTACAACGTGCAAAGAATTTTTTAATAAGAAAATTAAATCAAATACAATCAATAGGCCATTTTATAAGAACGCCTGATGGATATAGAGTAACAAGTCCTGAAGGATATGTGGCCGTTGATAGAGTGAGGGGTGCCGTTAAACTTGTAGATAGGCTAGAGTTTAGTCGTGCCAATTTTCAAATTGCTAAAGACTGGGTTAAAGGATAATATGAAATCATTTAAAGAATTTATAAAAGAAGATGCCAAAGGTTTAAAAAGTCCGAGTGGTGGATTGACACAAAAAGGTAGAGATTACTTTAATCGTAAAGATGGCAGTAATCTAAAAGCACCTGTTACAAAAAAACCATCTGAATTAAAAAAAGGTGGTAAGGCATATAATAGACGTAAGTCATTCTGTGCTCGTATGTCTGGTAATCCAGGCCCAATGAAAGACGA